TGACTATGGTTATTGAGGGAGATATTGTGGTCTTCAGACGCAAAAAGCAGGATTTGGAGCGACAATTGTCTGCAATCTTCCCCCAAATTGGTGGAACCTATGACTACCTCCTCAATATCAAGACGGTACAGTACACCGAGGAGAGTGTGAAGGCGCTCATCGATGAGGCGAAGCAGGCGAGAGCTGAATTGGAACAGATGAAAAAGACAAGTCACATTGATATGTGGAAATCTGACATTAAAAATATGTAGGCAATAGATAGGTATGGGTGAAGCTGCAAAGACTTCTCTTAAAGCTATCGGAAAGCAAGACACGTACTTACTTTCCAATGACCCAGATAATTCGTTCTTTAATAATACCAACAGACAACATTCTGAATTTAGGAAATATCATAGAAGTAAACGTGTTCATAATCCTGGGCAAGTTTCAGGTTGGCCATTCGCACAAACTGTGAAGGTTCAATTTGATCCCAGAAATATGGGTGATCTCCTCAGTAATATGTATTTAAGTATCGATATGCCAGGTCTGACACCAGGTTCGAATGAAAATTACGCAGACCAGTTGGGGCGACATATTATTAAAAGTGCGACTATATTTGTTGACGACATAGAACTTGAGAAGATTCACGATGATTGGGGTATTCTATACGACGAGCTTTATCTAGAAACATCTGAAAAGGTTGCAAATCGGTTTCTTGTTAATAGAAACTTGGGATATGACGCATCCTCGTCAAATCCACAGTACGCGGTGTATGAATCTAAACTACTCATCCCAGTGCACTTCTTTTTTTCTAGAAAGTACGCGAGTGATGAGTACGCAACAAATAAACCAAATCGTCCTTATTTTCCATTGTGTGCCATACACAAACAGAAAGTCGAAATCGCGTTTGAGTTTCACAAACAATCGTTCTTTACTGATAGTGCGACGCGTTTAGAACTCACTTCATTCAACGTCATCACAGAAGAGATTACGGTCAGTCCAGATGAACGTCATTACTTGGCAAATACACCACATGTGTTGGTCACGGATTTGGTCCGAAAGCACCCATCCATTGTGACTGATCTAAACAAGGATACGATAAAGAACAATCTTGTCCCAAATATACCAGTTAAATGCATACACTGGTTTTTAAGAAATACAAAGTTTGAGGATGAAAATATAGCGACTGGAAGTCCAGTTCCGGGTGACGATGAATTGTATAATATTCACAATCGTTTCAACTTTTCCTCAAATGTGAACTTTGACGAGACGTATACATTCTTTGCCCCAGTTATGGCGGATTCAAACTTCAATATTAATGGTAATAAAATGCCAAACGTGACGAAGACTGGACACACATACTACAAGTATCTTATGCCATTTCACAAAAGATTGTCGAGACCAACGCGAAATATATACACATATAGCTTCTCGATGAATCCGGTAAATGTGGAACCATCGGGAAGTTTGGATTTTAGTCAAATACAGTCAGATAAGACAAATATAGAACTTAAATTGGATACATCACTTGTTAATATAGAAACTGATACATATACATTACACATGTATTATACAGGATATCAAACATTCTCATTTGATCGTGGGTTTATGTCAGTTGCTTATTAAATAATGTATCGCGATTATTTTTTATATACTCAATAATATTATTTCGTATACACCATTTGATGAAATTCAATTGCGCGATCGTCGTTTGGATTTCGTGAGATGACCCCGGTATAAAATATGAAAACTTCTGCGTTCTACAGAAAGGATCAAATAATTTTTTACTATAACCATCTAGACTTGATTTATATGCACAGTGGACGGTAAATAATTTTCCGTCGTTTGTTTTGTAAGATATATGATTTTTTTTTGCGTAGTTGGTGATAAACCACTCCAAGTTTCGGAGTGAGATTCCACTTTTCTTGTCAAGGATGGTGAGTAGGGTAGATCTATTCTTTTCATTATCGTAAAATTGGTTTATGGAAGTTAGTAGAATATCGTTTTTGCTCATTATTATAATATACCACCCAAATCTATAAGCTCGTTCGAAGATTGGCATCCCGGACACCCACTCACAAACATCTGATCTGGGCCATGTGTATGGATACTTGAACTAGAAAAGCTTCGTTGTTTAATTCTATTTGCTTGTGCAGTGTGATGTTTACAATACCCATTGTTCACACCTCTAAATGTACACCGTTGACCATTCGGTTTTGTACCCTTACACGTACAGCTCGAATATGTATCCGGTATCTCTTTTAATAAAAGTTCAAGTGAAATGCCATGTTTTTTTGATATTTTTTCGGCGTATTCGTTTATTATACCATTGACTCTATGTTCCAATTCTTCATCAACAAGCTTTGTAATTTTATCATAGAGACTCATTCTTACTATGATCTAGCTCGTAATTTTTAAATAGGTCTTCAACGGATTCATTCTTTTTCATTCTCGCATCTTTAAGGCGAGTACGGAGAGTCGCCAATGTCCCAGTCTCCTCAAGACCGAGACGTGTACACTCCGCGATGAGTTCGTCTTTCTTCATCGTACTGAGTGCGGGTTCTCGCTGGGGTTTTGGGGGTTTGTGTTGGTTGATGATATCACCGAAGATCTCCTCCTTCACATTCTCGTAGAGTGGATCCAGGAGATCACACACAGGGTTCAAAAACTTGTTGAGGAAATAATAATGATAGTCCACCGGGATGTTATGTTCTTCAACATATTTGGGGTCTTCGGCTTTCTCGTACGCCTTGGCTTTGGGGTCTGCAGTCTTTGTGAGAATATAGGGAACACGGTCTCCAGATTGTGGCTCAGAACCAGGCTTACGTTGTCGCATCTTCGTGACTACTTGCACGTGTGATTGATTAATATGTACAGCCTCGGAACTTGTGATGGATACATTTTTACCCCCAACTTTGTACGAATCAGAGAGACCTTGGCTCAATACAAGCTTGTCGTTGGGGATATCCCCAGACAAAAGTTCGATGGCGCGCTCCTTGGCCAACTCCTTGGGTGGCCCGGGGTCACTTGACGTGAGCACTACATCGAGAAGTTCCTTACACACCTCGCGCATATGGGGTGTATTATCACGACGAACAATTTGGAGACCCTTCACGTCAATATAATCCATGTGCATCTTACCATCTTTACCTTGGGTCCATAGTTTGGCGGCGTAGCGCTTTTTGGAATACAAAAAGTAGGGCCAATACACCTTCTCCAACTCAAGATTATTAGGCTTCTTGAAGAGAGCACTACATTCCGCTGCCGCCCGCTCCCCAACCTTCCAACTGTATTCAATCGCCTCCTCACCTTTACGATCACCCACGTCAAACTCAACCATCACTGAATCCGTGTCACCATACCTTACCTTGGCCCCAGGGAAGTTCTTTTCAACGTAGTTCTTTGTCTCCTCAATCATTGAGCGACCCTTTGACGTCGTCGTTGATGCGATTGGTACACAGGGGAGAATACCCTTACCCGCACCCGTGAAACCATACACAGAGTTCATAGAAATCTTATACGCCAATTGTTTACCATTGTACACCTCCTTCATAAAACCCGTGGCGTTCGCCATATCCCGCTTAGCTTGTTTACGGAACTGCTTGAGCTCCATAAGAATATTGGGGAGCAGACTCGGGACATCTTGGGCAAACTTGTACGTCCGGTCACCAATCGTAAATGTCTCGTAGTTAATACCAGGGATATTACCATACTTTTTCTCATCCATCACATAACTTGAATAACATAGATTATGCGCCATCATAATCGACGGGTACAACGCTTCAAAATCAAGGGCTGTAATTGGGGTATAGTACGCACCCTTTTGGGCCTCCAGGACTGTCGCGCCCTCATAAGGTTCTTCGGGGAGTGCACCGTACCGAATCGTGGGAACCATAAATCCCAATTCCCGTGCCTTCTTTGTAAGTTGTGAGAATACCTTGATTTGTTGACCTCTCTCCACGAGGAACGGTACCGGGACCCACGTGGCTTTAGCCATCTCAATCAAGTTCAACAAGGTGCATAACTTCTTCATAAGTTTGTGTGGGAGAATAGTATCCTTGATACAATACTCCGCAACATCCCTCAACTTTACAGGGTCACCTTCGCGGTAACGTGCAAACATCTCCTTGGGTGCCATATCAATCTTTTGGTCCCCAAGATACAATTTGGAGACATTGTCCAATTTGTAACTATCCAACTTGTAGCCCTTCTTAATCTCATGGAACATATCGAATGTGAAACGTCCAGGCATTGGTAAAAGCTTGAGAAGATTATCACCGAGAGCGCTCGAGGATAACTTCTTAATCACAAGTTCAGACTCAGTATCCCGAAGTCTCCCCAAATTATAAAAGTCTGGGTCACATCGGGTGATGCGAGCTCTTTTGTACATATACTCAAGATCAAATCCAAATATATTCCACCCCGTAATGATATCAACCTCTTTCTCTTG